TACTATTACGGCAGGATTACGACCCGTCGCAAATCGATCATATTGGCTATATCGGCACAAAATTCGACTTGTCATTCGTCTGCGAGCCATTTGCTTACAAAAATGACGAGGACAAAGTTAGTTTTCAGCTCGCAGGCATTACTCCGAGCATCGCGGCGATCGATTACAACGGGACGGAGCGCGCTCCGACGAAGATCGTAATCCGAAACACAGGATCAACGACAGTTGATTCCGTCAAAATAAGAATAAGAGAACGGAGGGATGCTTAAATGTATGCATCGACTTATCTTGAAAATGGCGTGCTGAACGTCTTGCGTGGCACAACTTTTGGCGCACCTGCAACGGTGTATCTTGCGCTCTTTATTTCCAATCCGGGCGAATCTGGCGCCGGAACGGAAATCAGTTACACCGGATACACCAGACGCCCCATCACATTTGCCGCACCCACGGCAATGAATGATGGTATTGGGATTCAGAACCTCGGGAACGTAACTTTCGCGACTGCACCGTATGATCTTGGTGTCATTACACACATCGCCGTTTACACAGCGCAGACCGGAGGGAATCTGCTTCTGTACGGCGAACTCTCCACATCACTTTCCGTGGAAGAAGGCGAAGCACCTGTCGTGGCGGACGGAGAAGCAAAATGGTGGATATCGGGAAATGTGAGCAAATCTTTTGCGGCGAACATCCTCAATCTTCTCCGCGGCACATCTATTGCAGGGGTAACACCCCACCTCGCCCTGTATAATGGCTCTCCGGAAGCAAGCGGAACAGAACTGTCGGGACAGGATTATGAACGCCTCCCGATCACATTCTCTGCACCGACAGAGCAGAGCAGCGGTGCGGCGAAAATCTCCAACTCTGCCGCGATTGAATCTGCGCGTGCACCTGTTTCTTGGGGGACGTGGAGTTATACGGTAATCATGGACGCGGATGCCGGAGGCAATCCCCTGTGGGTGATCCCCAGAGGAACAGCGAAAACCTTCCGCAAAGGTCTGAAATTGATTATTGAGGTCGGGAATTTCGGCTTGACTCTGAATTGAGGTGATCAGCGATGTTTAACCGCGCTTTATTCAATCGTGCGGCTTATAATCGTTTCACCAGCGATTCCGATGTTGTGGCATACAACACGGTGCTGTATGCAGACTTCTTGCAGGAGTCGGAACTTACATCGCACTTAGAGTATGGATTTACCGCCGGGACAACGGTACAGACATCGGTAGATGGAAACGCCGGCATGCTGGAGGTAATCGAACTCGAAGCGGATGTTTTGAATAACACCCAGGGGTATGCACAATACGCGCATACAGAACAGGCTGCCGCGGTATTGTTCGTCAACGCCAATATCTACATGAGGTATGCGCCGGATATCCCCGGAGCGGCGAGAGTAAATGGAGAACTCTACTGCGCCGCGGGAGAATTCAACAGCATGGATGCGAGCACAAACATATCCGCAGAGGCAACCGGCGCATCCGACTTGGTGACCGTTGTAAACTTGGATGCCGCAGTACACGCAGAGGCAGATGGCTGTGCTGATTACCGGACAGTCATTTTGGAGCAGTGGGAATATGTAGCTGATGTGGTATTGATTCTGAATTACCGGGATAAAACGCAAAGCAGCGGCGCGGTAGGCGGAACAATAAATTTAGGCATAGACTACTCTGCCGCAAAAGAATTTGCCAACAGCTATGGAACCATAAACTGCTACATCAGCCCGCAGGCGGCGTCAGACTACATCTTTGAGGTGGCGGTGTCATTACCGCCGGGGGCTGTTTTGGAAATCGACAGCGACAATTTTACCGTTAAATTAAACGGAGAGAATGTGCTGTACGCCCAAACCGGCGAGTGGATATTTGTTTCACGGGATACGCAGCAGATTTCGCTCGATGTAACAAGTTGGAACGCGGGGACACGCCTGAGCGGTGATATGGCATACCGGGAGAGATACTTGTAAGGAGGGCGCGATGCTTGAAGTATATGATTTGAATATGCGGCGCGTGGCGATCCTCGAAAACGCAAGTGAGGTGAAAGAGGGGGAGCGTGTCAACTCCGTTGGAAGCCTGAAATTTACCCTCCCCGCAGACGACCCCAAAAACGATTACTGCCGCACAATGCACTATGTAGACATCGACGGGCGGAAATACAGAATACTCTCCCCGATCCGCCAGGACGGAAGCACCGACAAACTCACATACGAGTGTGAGCATGTTATCGCCACTCTTTGTGATGATGTTCTGTTTGGAGCGCATGTCGTTGGAAATGTTGGGTATTACACACCGAGAGTCATCGAGTATATTCTATCGAAACAGTCTGTTGTGAGATGGGTGCTCGATTCCTGTGACTTCGCGCGGCAGTTTGAGTACGGATGGGAAAACGAAAACCTCCTGTCCGCGCTATTTTCGGTCCCGAATCGGTTTACGGATTTGTATAAATGGCAGTACGACACATCCACATTCCCATGGAAACTTTCCTTGAAACTGGTGAACACAGGCGCAAACCCGCAGTTATATCTCAGAGCGGATAAAAACTTACTCACGGCAGAAGTAACACCAGATTCTACCGGAATCTGTACACGCCTTTACTGCCTTGGGTATGGCGAGGGGATCAACCAACTTACCATCAAAGACGCAAACGGAGGGATTCCGTATCTGCAATCCCCACAGGAATACATAGACCGATACGGGCTCGTGACGAAGATTTTCGTTGATCGGCGATACGAGACGGCACAGTCTTTGAAAGAACGAGGTGAAGCACTGCTCAAAGAGTTGCAGGAACCGGTTCTTTCTTACTCCTGTACAGCAGCAGAGCTTTATGAGCTGACACAGGACAGTGGAGATAAGATAGAGATAGGCGGACTTGTTTTGCTCGTCTTCGACGGGTACAAGACATATATCACGAGTAAAGACACAGATCACGACACCGGTGATGTATCAATAACCATCGCAAACAAGACCCGTGATGTTTCGTCTACCATTGCCGATCTTGCAGACCGCCAGAGAGCGGAACAGGTTTATGCGCAGGGTGCGACACAGCTTTATGCACAGTCGGTACAAGCAAATGCAACATTCGCGCATGGAGCTAAGCTAAACTTCTTCTTACCAGAAGAAATGAAGATCATCAACAAAGTTCGAGCTAAGATATCTCTTGCGCCTTTCAGAAGCTACAGCAAAGCTACAGGCGGAGGAGGAAAAATAACTGCCACCTCTTCTTCCGGGGGAGGCACAGAAGTGTCTTCTTCCTCCGGGGGAGGAATCAATGTCACCTCGACATCTGGCGGCGGAATCAATGTTTCCTCCACTTCCGGCGGCGGCAGCACAGTAACATCTACTGGCGGCGGCGGAACCACAGCTACATCATCCTCTGGCGGCTCAATATACCAGAGCACGGCATCTGGCGGCAGCAGTACAGTGACATCGGCAAGCAACAAGAGTGAAACGGCAACATCATCCTCTGGCGGCGGGTCAACGGCAACATCATCCTCTGGCGGCGGAACCACAGCTACATCATCCTCTGGCGGCGGCGAAACTGTAACCTCGAATTCCGGAGGGAGCGATACCGTATCATCTACTTCCGGCGGCTCGATTTACACAAGCACATACAACGGCGGCAGCAGTACAGCTACATCATCTTCTGTGACGCTGAACGCCGCCAATATGACTGTACAGGACAACGGCGGTATTGGAGCACAAAACCACAACCACGGCATAACTCGAGGAAAATGGTTGCTCTGTTCTACCGGCGGGCTCACCCCGTCATCGTCAGTACAGTGGTGCCCTTCTGGCGCGCACAAACACGGCTCGCACAACCACACCGTAAGCATATCCAGTCATTCGCATACTGTCAGTGTATCCTCTCACTCGCACAACGTCAAAATACCCAGTCACACCCACACAGTAAAAACATCCAACCACACGCATACAGTAACAATTTATAACCATACGCATACGGTTGAAATCCCGAAGCACACTCACACGGTAACGATTCCAAGCCACACACATGAGGTCAGTGTTCCAAATCACACCCACACAGTAAATGTCCTTGGACACACTCACTCAGTAAGGATCAGCGACCACACGCACAATGTAACGATACCAAACCATACGCACACCGTAAAAACGTCGGATCACACTCACACCATTACAGCGCAGGCTCACACCCACACCATCACCATAGACCCGCACTCTCACAATATTCAGATTCCTGACCACACCCACACCATAGAGCAGGGAATCTTTGAGTTCGGCGGAGCTGACGGCGGAGAAATTTATGTAAACGGAAACCATGCAATGAGTTTTATGGGAACAATGATGAATTGCAGCACAGACATTGATCTTACCGAAAACTTGCTGAATTCCAACGGAAAAATCAGCCGTGGGACGTGGCAGACCGTTGAAGTCAAGCCGTTCGATCTCGCTTATGTAACCATCGACCTTTATGTACAAGGATTCATTCAGTCAGAAGGAGGATCAATTTACTGATGGCAAAGAAAATGTACAAGGGCATCAACAACAGTCCGATTACAATTATTACATCGGACATCGCCGCAAATGCCACGAGCATTCCGGTGTCGGATATTTCCGCATTCCCGGAGGCTCCCAACATTTGCACAATCGGCACGGAGGACGACGCAGAGCTCGTCTTGTACACATCCATTTCCGGGACAACCCTTTCCGGATGCACCAGAGGATTCAACGGAACTACGGCAAAAGCGTGGTCGTCCGGCGAATCCATTTACCGCGCATTCACCGCATACGACTACAATACCGTGGTGGAAAACATCGAGGAACACGAGAAGCGAATGGGCGAGACCGGCGATCTGATGCTGAAAAAGCATTACGACCCGGAGGGTATCGGCGTCAACATTTACCAGTACGTCGATGCCATCGGCGAAACCCCGCGTTATGGCGTTTCCGGTGTCGGCGGTTCCAACCCCAACCTCACCCGTCTGTGGGACGCAGCCGGTCTCACGGCAATGGCGGGGACGGATGTTGCGAACGAATCCTATGAAAATGACTTCGACAACCTCCGCCCGTTCAACCGCCGGAAGTGCGTCGGCACATGGAGCGCACCGGACGAAAGCGGCAGAGCGCATTTCACCGTTGGCGCATATTACGGCGATCCTGACTACACGGAGGACGGCAGCAAGGGCGACTATGTAGCCGTCGAAGTAGAACCCTTCTGGTATTACCAGAATCTCGAAGAAGGTGTTCTTGGCGTATCCGCCGGCAGACACGCCGGATGGAAGCTCCACCCGGTTTGCCTCGATGAATACGGTAATGCCAGGGCAAAAACCTACCTCCCCTGTTATGCCCTTGCCGTGAACGAAGCCGGAGACGCGGTCTCCCTGCCCGGCTACCATACCTCTTTCGGGCATTATCAGGGACTGCGTAACACTTGCCGTACTTACGGCGGAGGAAACAACGCGGCGCATCTGGAACCGATGGCGGTACGCCATTACGAATGGCTTCTGTTCACTATCGAATTTGCGACAACGCATTGCCAGAGCATTATGATGGGCGCGGCATCCATGCCGTATTCCGAAACCGATAAGATTTCACTTGACGGGACGGACGTGAATTATGTTGTGGTGACTGCCGCGATTGGCAATAAGTTTGTAGTCGGACAGACCATCTACATCGGAACCACATACAGCACATCTGCAACCCCGGACGCGCTGAACATCATTACAGCAATCGAGCCGTGCGACCCAGACGGAACGCCGAATGAAAGCGGCACATACCGCCGGATTACATATTCCGGAAGAACCAACACCGTGACTGCCGGTACTACCACTATTTCCTCCCGTCCGTGGATCACCGGTTCCTGCAACGATGTCACAACCCCCTCCGGCTCCCCGGTAAGCAATACAAGCGGCAAATACCCCATGAGATACCGCTACCGTGAAAACATCTGGGCGAACTGCAACTCCACCTGCAACGACCTGTTTGACGTTCTCGCCGGAGCAGGGACGGACGACGATCCGTACCACATCATCTGGCACTATCTGATTGACCCGGATTGGTTCCCGGCAAGCTCCAGCAGACCCAATGCGTCTGACTTCTCCGGAGAATCCTTTGTTCAGCTCGATCAGATCACCGAACACGTCAGCGGTTATATCAAAAAGATCGAAGCAGACCCCGACCACCCGGAATGTATCGTACCTGTTTCGCAGACAGGCGGCGGAAGCACCACCTATTTTGCGGACTATGCGTATATCGTCAACGGTACGGTTGCAATCCGCTCGGTGCGCTTCGGCGGCTACGTGAGCTCTGGGTCGTCCTCTGGCGTGTTGTACTTCTCCGCGTACGCCCTTGTCTCGTCCTCGGACTGGCCCTACGGCGGCGGGCTTTACTTCCGCCAGTAAGGGGGATGCAAGGGGGATATGCCCCCTGCAAGCTCATTTTGCAAAATCAGCTTGAATAACCAGAGATTGGTTACGCAAGATTCATTCAAAAATATGCAACGGGATTGATGTGTGCGCGTCTGCGCCTTCGCGGTTCCTGTGCTCGGTGCGCTTCGGCGGCAACGTGAACAATGGGTCGAACTATGGCGTGTTGTACTTCAACGCGAACAACCTTGTCTCGAACTCGAACTGGAACTACGGCGGCGGGCTTTCCCTCTATGCCAGTCAGCGTATTACGGCGTGGTGCGCCGGATGCGCATTCTATATATATTTTTCCCTTGCACTGGCACACATCTTTCACCGGGGTTGCGAAAGCAACTGAAATCCATCCGACTGGAATGGCTTAGTAGGTCTCTCGAAACGCCATGAGGATAAAAAAGCAAAGATACCATGAAACGGTTAGGATATTTTTGGGACGACTTTTGCACTGTCCGGAATGCTGAAATGGCAATAGAATTCGGCACTCAGCACAAGCGCAGCGCAAGAGCCGTCCGGCGGCACCTCGGGTACAGTTGGGAGCAGATCAAGGCAAACCCAGATTTGTTCTATCAGCTTGACCCGGAGAAAGTCCGCAAAATGGCAGAACGCACCGTGGAGCTTCTCAAAAACGGCGATTGGCACCCAAAGCCATACCGCCACATCCGGAAGCGTTCTCCGACGACGGGCAAGATCAGAGAAATCGACTGCCCGACGTTGCAGGATCACATCATACACTGGATGCTCATTCTTGCCATAAAACCGGTGTTGATGCGCGGGATGTACCAATATTCTTGCGGGAGCATTTCCGGCAGGGGAATTGAGTACGCCCGCAAAACACTGGTAAAGTGGGTGCGGCGCAAAGATTCCGTCTATTTCGTTAAACTCGATATTCGCAAATTTTACCCGAATATCGACCACAACATACTCAAAGCCAAATTCCGCGAGGTAATCAAAGACCAACGGATTCTCGGCATCATAGACGCAATCATAGACAGTCTGCCCACCGGGCTTGCCATCGGGAACTACACCTCCCAATGGTTTGCCAATTTCTACTTGCAGTCGCTCGACCATTTTATTTTGCAGGACAATTATAAACTGCGGCGTGGAAAGCGCGTAAAATACGTCAAGCATTATCTGCGGTATATGGACGACCTGTATTTGAGCGGAAGCAGTAAGCGCGATCTTGAAAAGGCGGTACGGGCGATAATCGACTACACCCGGACGCAATGCAACCTTGAAATTAAACCAGCTTGGGAAATCAAGAGCTTCGAGGAATACACCCTTGACATGGTCGGCTACCGTTTCAAGCCAGGAGTCACAACCGTCCGGAAGGTGATTTTCCTGCACACAAAACGCCTTGCAAAGAGGATTTACAAGGTTAAAGAGAAGCGTGGAATCATCGTGCCGCACAACGCTCAGGCGATTGTCAGCCAACTGGGGTGGTTCAGCCATTCCGATGATAAATATTTCCTCGATACGTACATCAATCCGTACATCGACGAAAAAGAAATTTTGGAGGTAATCAGCAATGAAAGCAAGAAACACAGCCTTGCCCGCCTCCCGAGTGGTGCTTGACACCATCGGAGGCAAAACCACCGCCACTCTTTGGGACGGGACATTTACAGAGCATGAAGCACCGGCAGACCCGGAGAGCGGGAACCAGAGTGCGGCAGTAGAGTACGAATATACTCTGCACCAGATCGCCGTGCAGATGCGTCCCGGACTGGCTGAAGCCATCGAAGCGAATTTCGATGACTGGTATGCGGCGGCAGCGGAACGCGAAGTGGCGGAGCGCAATGCCGCAAACGCAAAGGAGATGGAACGAGAAATTTCTTCCCATCTCGTTGACACCCTGCTCGACATGGACTTCCGACTTATGATGGTCGAAGAGCTTGGCGGCGGATTCTAAGAATAACGGAGGAACATCCTGTGGAAAAACTCGAAACAATCCAGACACATCACAATCTCAACGAAATCTACTCTGTGGATGAAGCGGGAGCCGGTGGCGCACATCATGTATATGTGGTCTGCAAAGCAGGAAGCGCGACCATCACAGAAGAAGGTGCGCTCAAAGTCCCCGGCGATGACGTCATCGCCACAATCCAGTTCCAGCACGGAGCGCGAAAAGACCCGGAATCTATTCCCGGCGTACTCGGTTGCGATCTTCTCGAAATCGTCCGCGATCAGCTGAAAGCATTTCAGGCGGGTCCCTTCCGGTGCGAAGAAAACGCCGGTGCATTGGAACACATCGAAAAAGCACTCATGTACATGAATATGCGCGTGGAAAACAGAGCTTCCCGCGGCGTACTCGGTACTATGAATAAATAAGCAAGGAAGGAGGAAAGACACATGGCATACAGACTGATGAAGGTTGTTATCCTGCGCGGCGGTTACGACAAGCAGGAAATCATGGACAAACTGGACGCATACCTCGCGTTTGGTCGCATCACGCTCGAACAGTACAACGAGCTTGCGGCTCTTGTCAACGGTGAATCCGAGGGCGAATAATGTTCACCGCGTGGAGCAATCAACCGCCTCCGCGCTACGAAGTAATCCATGAGACAGGGGACGATATGTGTACGGTTGCGTTTTATACCTCCGTACACACCGTTCCTACCCCGGACGGAGACACGGCATACTATGCAAAGGTTCTCTGTCTGACAGTAGCATATACGCCAGGCATTTTAACCGATATACGGAACAATTATCACGAGTGGCTGACTATGGCTATTGAAGATAACATCGGAGATGTGGAGGAAGCCTATGAAACAGCTTATTTTCTCAATCCTTGACAGACTGTTTGGGAAAGACATCGAGAAGCTATTACGAATCAGGAGGCAGGAATTAGAGTGAAGGAGATTGCTATTGCCATCGCATCGGCACTCGTCGGCGGTTCCGGGCTTGTCGGCATCGCTGTGTATTACATCAAGCGGTACATCGACAAAGCTCTTGAAGCTGACGAGGAAAAAGAAAAGAAGATGCGTAAATACAGAATCCGAAAGACCGAATGCGATGAGCGCATACAGCACGCGCAGGGGCGAATGTTCTTTTGGATCAATCGAGCCATTGAAACCGGCAGCCACAATGGCGAACTAAAAGCGGCATTTGAGGAACTGCAGGCGGCAGAGAAAGAGAAAAAGGAACTGGAACGGGAGATCATCGCGGAATATGAATCAGAAGCATAAACCGAACTTCTCGAAGCTCCTTGCGGCAATTTCCATCACTTTATTTACCGTCTCAGTAATCTCGGGTGTGGTGTCAGCGTTTTGCGGCGTAGATACCACACCTTTTATGTACATCATCCCGTCAACGGCGGGACTGGCGACAGCCACGGTGGCGTTCTATTACAATAAGAGCAAAGCCGAAAATTTGTCGAAACAGCGCATCCGGTATGTCCTCATGAAACTCCTGTTGGAAAAGAAGCTCAGCGGGGACGCATACATGGAAATTTGCGCGGAGATCGACAACATAGACCAGAGCATCCAAAACAAAATCGTCGGCATGACAGATGAAGCTGTCAACACCGAAATATCATCAGTATAGGAGGATTTATGGCAACAATCATCACAAAAGGGATTGATGTCTCCCAGCACAATGGCAAAATCGACTGGGCAAAGGTGAAAGCCGCTGGAATCGACTTTGCAATCGTCCGCGCCGGATTTGGTTGGAGCATGGGAAACAAAGACCCCTGTTTCGATTACAACGTACAGCAGGCGCAGAAAAACGGCATCGACGTCGGCGCGTATTGGTTTGCATACGGCTATACCCCTGCGCTCGCAAAGGCGGAGGCGGAAACCTTTATTAAGGTGTGCCAGGCATACAAACTTACATACCCGCTTTTCTACGATCTGGAATACGATTCCGTCAGATATGCAGCCGAACACGGAGTCACGATCACAAAACAGCTTGCAACTGCGCTGGCGGACACTTTTCTGTCTACGCTCCAGAAAGCCGGTTACTACGTCGGTAATTACGCCAACGATGACTATCTCGTGAACTATTTCACCCCCGCGCTCACAGCGAAATACGACCTCTGGCACGCCAGATGGGGGAAGGAAGATACCGCCAGGCAGAAATCCATGTGGCAGTACGAAGTGCGCGGAAGCGCGGCAGCCGTCCAGAGAAAGGAAGCGACTGTCGTCGGGAATGTCAGCGGAATCCCCGGATGCATCGACATGAATTACTGCTATGTGGACTACCCGGAGATCATCCGGAAAGCCGGAATGAATCACCTGACCGGTGCGGCAGCGGTCCCGGAAAAGCCGCAGATGACACCCGGAGCCGCGGCGCAGACCGGTTACACGGGCAAATTCAAAGTCGGTGACATCGTACAGTACACCGGTGACACCCACTATTACTCCGCTAACAGCACGAATGCGCTGAAATGCATCGGAGGCAAAGCAAAAGTCACCGCTGTTTATCCCGCCGGGAAGCATCCGTACAGCCTTGTGCGGGAAGCCGGAAGTGGCGCGACGGTTTACGGATGGGTAGACGAAAACGATATTTCCGCTTACAAGGCAGAATCCGCAGGAATCAAAAGCGGAAGTACCGTCCGCCTCAACAAAGGCGCGACGGACTACTACGGCACACGGCTCGCCTCTTTTGTATATAACCGGAACCACATTGTCCGCAGTGTGGACGGAGACAAAGCGGTCATTACCTACGGCGGCGTAGTGGTGGCGGCGGTCAGGATCAGCGACCTCACCAAGATAAATTAAGGAGAATGAAACTATGGGAATTGCAAATCTCTTTGTGCAGCATTGGGACAGTATTCTGATTGTGGTACTGTTCCTTTTCGTCATCGCCTTTCTGATCTACAGGGGCGAAAAAGGAATCCTCGATCAGATCATTTACCGCGTTGTGACGGAGCTTGAACGCGAATACGGAAGCGGCACCGGGAACCTCAAGCTCGCCGCAGCCATTGACATCCTGTACCCCAAGCTCCCCAGGGTTATACAGCTTTTTGCCACGGCGGAGCGAATCCAGAAATGGATTGAGGACGGTTTGACAGCGGCAAAGGATAAATGGGCAAAGAACCCCGCGCTCGCTGAATATGTCAGAACAGTACCGGTAAAAACACCCGAACACCAAGAATAAACGAGATAAAAGCACCCAGGCAGAGAGGCACACCC